TCAGACAGTAATCTCCGTCCCGCCTTTGAAGGTAAAGATGACCTTCTTGTCTTTCATCACGGTGACGTGATCGACCAGGCTGCTCCAGAGGTTCTCGTCAAATTCGGAGACCACGCCGTCAAGGTTCTGCAGCTCTTGGATAAATTCCTCCATCTGCTTGTCGTTTGCCTTGACGGCGGCTATTCGGTCTGACAGCTCGTCATGCAGTTTCTTCTGCTCATCGTAGCGGCTGACGAGGCCGTTGTACTTCTCGGCGTAGGCATTCTGGTCCTGCGCCTTGTGCGCGTTCTCGGAAACCGCCTCCTGCACCATTTCGGCAAGCAGTGCCATCTCCGTTTCAGCTTCCGTCAGCTGCGTCTCAAGCTCCGAAGTATCGGACACCGCTTCCCGCAAAATCGTCAGGTTTTCGATGACCTCGTCCTTGTCGGAAAGCAGTTCACCCAGCGCCTTGACGAACAGCTCTTTAATCTCGTCCTCGGTCAGATGCGGCGTTTCGCACTTCTTTCCTTTGTACTTGTGGTTGCAGCGCCAGATGACCCGGCGGTACTTGTCCGTGCTGTGCCACACCTTTGAGCCGTAGTACCCGCCGCATTCTCCGCAGATAATCTTCGAGGAGAAAATGCTCACGCCGCTGTAGTGCTTGCCCTTGCGGCGCTGCACCTCGGCCTGCACCAGCTCCCATGTCCGCTTGTCGATTATTCCATCGTGGTCATCTTCAACCAGATACTGCGGAATCTCGCCGTTATTTTTAATCTGCTTTTTCGTCAGGAACGACTCGGTGTATTTCTTTTGAAGAAGGGCATTCCCGCACATTTTCTCATTTTGCAGGATGTACATGATGTTGTAGGTGTTCCACATGTCCTTGCCCATCGGGCTTTTGACGCCTTTGTCGTACAGGGTATTCGCAATGGCCTGAGCGGAATAGCCCTCAAGGAAGAGCTTGTAGATGAGCCTTATGACCTCCGCCTGCTCCGGATTGATGACCGGCTTTCCGTCCTCGCCCTTGTCGTAGCCGTAGAAGCTTTTCCAAGGCAGGCTGTAGTTGCCGTCCGCAAACGCCTTGCGTCTGCCCCAGGTGGTGTTCTCGGAAATGCTCCGGGATTCTTCCTGCGCGAGGCTCGACATGATGGTGATAAGCAATTCGCCGCGGGCGTCAAAGGTCCAGATGTTCTCCTTTTCGAAGAAAACCTCCGTGCCGTTTTCCTTCAGTTTTCGGATTGCCGTAAGTGAATCGACCGTATTCCGGGCAAATCTTGAGATGCTCTTCGTGATGATGAGGTCAATCTTTCCGGCCAGCGCATCGTCAATCATGGCGTTGAATCCGGCGCGGTGCTTGGTGGACGTTGCTGAGATGCCTTCGTCCGAGTACATCTTCACGAACTCCCAGTCGTCACGCGAGGCGATGTACTTGCTGTAGTAATCCATCTGCGCCTCGTAACTCGTCTGCTGTTCCTCGTTGTCCGTTGAAACTCGGGCATAGCCAGCGACCCGGCGCTTCTTCACAGAGCCAAGCGGCTCCGCCGTCACCCGGCTGATGGTAGCCGGGATTTTCTTTACTTTTGCCATTTAATCTTCCTCCCGTCCTTAAACTCGAATTCAAGATGATCCTTGTAAATCCGGAGTTCCTTTATTTCAGCCGTAAACTTGTCTTCGTAATTCTCCTGCCCGAGTACTTCTGCGCAGGCAGCGTCCAGTTTGCTCTTGGCGTACCACGGATTGTCGCAGGCATCCTTGCCGTTGGCGTGACGGTTGTTGCAGACGAATGTATACCGCTTTCTTCGGTTGCCCCTGTTGTAAGCTGTGTGCGGTGCCATCCTGTATCCGCACTCGCCGCAGACGACCTTTCCCAAGAAGCAGGCGCATTCCTCGCTGCGCTGTGTGTTTTTTTTCTTCCGCTCCGCTCTGAGCTTCTGCACCAGCTCGAATGTCTCAGATGAGATAATCGGCTCGTGATGATTTTCAATCCGGTACATTGCCTTTTCGCCGTGATTGTATTTTTCCTTCTTCGGCGCGTAGGTATACTGCTTGTGGAAAAGCATGGAACCGGTGTATTCCTCATTTGTCAGCACCCGTATGATTCCGGGAGTAGAGACTGGCTTGCCGCGAAGTCCGATGAAACCTTCTGCTGCAAGCTCCCTCTGAATGCAGCCGACCGTCTTGCCGTCAATGTAGTCGCTGTAGATCCGGCGGACAACTTCTGCTTCATCCTCTTTGATGATGAGGTCGTCACCCCTCCAGCGGTAGCCGAGCATGTTCTGGTGCGTATGAACGATGCCGTTCTCGTATTTCTTCTTGATCACCCACTTGATGTTCCGCGACAGGCTGCTGCTTTCAGCTTCGGCGAATGACGCGAGGATTGTAAGCATCAGCTCTCCGTCGCCCGACATGGTATTGATGTTCTCGCGTTCGAAGCGCACCTCAACGCCGATTTCTTTCAGATGCCGAACCGTATCCAGAAGGTCGACGGTATTCCGGGCAAACCGGCTGATGCTCTTGGTCAGCACAATGTCGATTTTCCCAGCGTCGCAGTCAGCGACCATTCTCTGGAATTCCTTTCTTGCGTCGACGCTCGTGCCCGTGATTCCGGCGTCCGCGTAAACGCCTGCGTATTCCCATTCCGGATTGCTCTGAATGAGATTGCTGTAGTAGCTTATCTGAGCCGAAAGGGAATGCATGAGCTGATCTGTCGCTTTAGAGACGCGAGCGTAAGCTGCGACCTTTTTCCTCGGTCTGACGGCCTGCTCCGACGCCTCAATTTTCTTGATTTTTGGCATGTTTCAGCCCTCCTTTCAGCTACCATACATCACTCTTTAGCCCCTGTAAGTCAAGCGAATGTCGGAGAATAATGTGCCGAAAACAGGCTGGTATTTCTCCTGCATTTTTGTATCAAATATGCCATACTGCTCCTCGGTGATAAGACCTTCCGAGAGCATCTTTCTGGCGTGGCTCATCGTGACTTCGTAGAGCTTTTCCCTTTTCATTTCTTCCTCCGTCAACGGTACTCACCTCCGAACCGATCCTCGATGTAGCACTCGTGGCAGCAGTATTTCCGACCGGCGCTCTCATATGCCTTGAATGGCTTATGGCAGTAGGCGCATTCATACGTCCGCATGGATTTGCGGTTCACCTCGGCGAGATGTTTGTTCCAGTATTTGCTCCGGCAGGTGTCCGAGCAGAACTTCTTCTCCTTGCGTCCGGGATTCTGTATGACCTCTTTTCCGCAGAACAGGCAGTGACGGATATCCTGCTTCTCCGCATTGGTTCGCTTTCTCATCAGTCCATTACGGCGGCAGTACGACTTCACCGTTCCTTCCGATACTCCGATTTCATTCGCAATATCAACGTAGCTGTATCCGTCGTCACGCATGGCCGCTATTTTCATTTTCTGTTCATTCGTCATCGTTTGACCTCCTAACCGTCTGAGGGTTCTCCCCTTCACCGGCTATGTAGCCAAACCGCCTGTTTTTCCGGTCGCAGAGCAAAAAAATAGGCCCACCGACAATCCCGATAAGGGAATGCCAGTGGGCTATAAGATGTGATGAGGTTATTTCACGCGAATCCGCCATCCAACCTGGATGAGATTCACGTTCTTGATAAGCGAGCTGTTCAGCTTCTGGATCGCGGACACAGACGTGCCGTATTTCTTCGCGATGCCGGAGAGCGTGTCACCTCGCTGAACCGTGTAGTAGGTTGCCGTCGTCTTCTTGGCAGCAGATCCGAGCTTCTCGTTGACCTTCGCCTGCACGGCGCTGTAGTCGTATCCGGCTGCGGTCAGGCGGTTCTTACGGTCGGAGCCGTTGCCCCATTTCCCGGCGATAACCTCTGAAGCAATCTCATCAACGGACTTCTTCGCGGTTGTGGTCGTCGTGCTGGTGGACGCGGTTCCTTTGCCGTAGCCGTTGAATCCGCCGCTCCTGATCGTCGCCGGAAAGTCGATGTAGGAGTAGTCCATATCGACGTTCCCGCCGATACCGCTGACCTTGCCTTTGGACGAATACTGCCAGATTCCGTAAGCGCCGGAGTAGCTGCACTTGCCAGACCACTGCGCCACCCAGACGGTGAAACGCTTCTTCACGGCGTCCGATACCACGGAGTTCAGGCTGGAAAGCGAGGTGTAGAAACCAGCGTAAAAACCGCGGCTCTCAAGCTCCATGCAGAATGCCGTGATGAGGCTTGAGCAGAAATCCCGTCCCTTGGAAAGCTGCGACTTCTCCTCGATGTCGAAATAGACCGGATAATCGAGCTGCTTGCCGGAGAGAACCTTGGCGCAAGCCTGCGCTTCCTGCTTCGCTCCGGCGGCGGACGTGGCGTAGCTGTACCAGTACGCTCCGACGTGAAGCCCTACGGCCTTCGCCTTGCTGTAGTTGCTGTCGAAATACTTGTCCTTGTTTCCGTTTCCGTATCCGGCGCGGATGATCACGAAATCAATGCCGGATGATTTGACCTTGGCAAAGTCGATATTGTTTCCCTGCCAGACGGATACGTCGATTCCTTTGTATGCCATTACTGTTCCTCCTTGTCGTTTCTGTCGTGAAGCTGTTCCAGCACATCTTTGAGCTTGCCGGGTATCGGCAGCCCGAGATGCGCCGCGTTCTCGGTCAGGGACAAGCCCTCATTACTGATATAGAAAAAGATGATTGCTGTTCTCAGCACGCCCTCGTGGCCGAGTACGTGGATGTCGAGAATATTGGCGATGCCGACCAGAATGAAGATCAGCACTTTGCGGCAGATGCCCTTGAATCCAACCGCGCTCGAGAGCTTCTTGTCCGCGATGGCGCAGAGCACGCCGGTGATGTAGTCGCAGACCACGAAGATGATCAGCGCGATCAGCAGTCCGTCACATCCTCCTAAGAAGTAGCCCAGCCATCCGCCGACTGCGGCGAAGATGAGCTGTATGGTGTTCCAGAATTCCTTCATCAATATGTCCCTCCTTTGATTTTGGGTAAAAATAAAGGCCGCCAGCTTTGTGCTGACAGCCTTGGAAAACTGTGTGATCTATGAAGTTATGAAGTGTCGGTCTGTTTCGGCAATGCCTCCCAGAGCCTTAAATCCTCCTGTCCGAGCGACCAGATCGCGATTCCGCGGAGTCCCCAGTGGTACGCTGCCTGATTCGCCCAGTAGACGAGCGAGTCCACGTCCTGATAGTAGAGGATGGAAAATCCGTCCGCGTCGCCGAGGAAGAGCCGCGATATCCAGATGTCGATGTCCTTCGGCGTGACCGTAATCGTATAGTCGTTTCCGCATTCGAGGTCGAGCTGCGCGGAGTGGTAGAACTCGTAGTCCATTGAAATGGAGTCGGACCTTGTCGCGGATTCCTCAATATCCGCAGTCAGCGTGAACACCTGAAACTCCTCGTCCCAGGTGACGTTGCTTCGACTGATTCTGCCGTACTGTGTAACCGAACCGTCCGGGAAGGTGACATCGAACCGCTCATAAGGCTCATAGGTCCATGCGTCGCCCATACGGAGCAGTTCACAGACTGTTCTCTGGTCGGACTGGTATCCTGCGGTTCCTCCTGAGAATCCGCTGACCGTCGTCGTGAACCTGAGCGCGTTGGACGCGCCGGAATAGACGCGCACGGTACTGCCTCTGATCCGCATTTCGATGGTGTAGGTTGTCGGATCAGTTCTCAGATCGGATGATGGCGTCTGCTGAATCGGCTGCGAGTAGCTGCCGAGCTTGGTGCTCCCGTTCCACAGCTCCACGGCCTGACTGTTGTAGTTCAGGCAGCAGAAAAGACTGCCGCAGAAGATTCCCGCCTTGCCGGTGCTTCCTGCCGGAAACGCGAGACGCGCCCGAAGGTGGATGTCCTTGAATCCGTCGTAGTTCCACGCAAACTGTCCGCTGCCGTCAAGCTGTGAATAAACGCGGTTCTCGGAATATTCATCCGAACGCCAGACCTTCCACGAGCCGGATATGATGTTCCAGTACCCGGTGTCGAGCATGCCGTAGTCCTCGAAATCCTCGTACCAGATGAGCGCGGAGTCAGGCTTGCGGCGCAGGACCTCGGTTGTGAGCTTGAAGCCCTTGTCCGGCTGGCATTCGTTCCCGTCCACGTCGATAAAGTGGCGCGGAGAAAGCATGAATGAAGCAGCTCCGGCGGACGGTTCCTCACTGAAAGTAGAACAGACACGGAACCCGTAGAACTGCACGCCTTTCACATCAACTGAAACCGTGATTGTGTGTGTTCCGACTGACAGAGATATACCATCGGCAAGACTTGCCCAGAAGGTACTGCGCCAGTACGGCCACCAGAGCCGCGACTCGGTGAAATGCTTCTGCGTTCCGTCAATCGACACATAGATGCCGTTCTTGTCCCAGAAGGGATAGCAGAGCCGGACGGCGATATCATAGGTTCCAGCACTTGAAACCGAAAAGCTGTAGGTTGCTTCGCCCTTGTCGCCCATGACCGCGATGCCGTTCTCTGAGGAGACAATGCCAGTGTAACTATCCGGCGTTCCGTCATGATCCACGTAAATCGTGCCAAACGACGTCTTCTGCGTTTTGCTGTAGGCGGTGAGGTACCTGCGCCGGTTGTATGTTCCGTCCATCAGCGGATAGTCGTAGCTCGAAGCGTCCTGCCCTTCCGCAAAGTCGTAGACCTGAGGAAAGGCGTAAGGCACATTGTTGTAGTCGTCCCAGTACGCGAGGATCGGAATGAACGGCTGCGGTGCGGCGTCGTCCGTGAAGTTGTATTTGCCCGTCATCCAGTTTTTTGCGGCGTAGTAGGTGTTGGACGTTCCGCGATAGCTCTTGCCGAGGTTCTCCGGCGTATCGTAAATCTGCCAGTTCCAGCCGTAAGCCGGAAGTCCCATGAACACCTTGTCCGGCTTCATCGCGGTGACCACGTAATCGTATATGCCGTCAAGCCAGTCCTTCGGAGAGACAGGCCCCGGAGCGCTTCCGGCCCACGCCATTCCATAACTCATTATGGCCGCGGTATTGCAGTATGGGTTCAGGTCGGCATATACGCACCAGTTCTCTCCGCCGACCGAGCCGTTGACAGAGTTCATTCCGGGAAGACAGATGTTGACCTTCTTCGAAGAATCGTAGTCTTTGACTGCGTTCCAGATGTTGCGGAACATGGCTGTGGATTTTGCGTGCGTGGAGTAATCGCCACCTCGCTCAAGGTCGATGTCGACTCCAGCGCACCACGGATACTTCTCCATGATCCGCACCAGCTCGGTGAGGAACTTATCCTGCGCTCCGTCGGTATTCTCCCGGAGAGCTGTGAAGACGCTTGATGTGCCGTCGTTGCGGACCGTTAGCAGCCATGTGATGTGCGGATACTTATTGATATACGTCAGCATGTCGCTGATGGCCACGCCGGATTCGGTTATCGTTCCGGTCGCGTCGACCTTAAAAGAAAAGAGACCTACCTGCGAGAGGCGGTCTCCGTAATTCTTCAGCGCGGTGTACATGCGGGCATTTCCCATGAACGTCCAGACCATGCACTTGCGGCCTTTGAGAATATCCAGACTCATATCACATCACCATCCTCCATCTCCTGAAACTCCACATACAGCCGTGCCGACTTCTTCTCCTCGACAGTCACCGGGTGCTTGCTGTCGCCCGCGGCGGAGTACTGGAAGAAGCCGTCTTTGTTTGTGGCAGTTCCGTTTTTCAGGCACTTTCGGCTTGAAGCGAGAATGTCAAGTTCGTCGCCAGCTTTCGCGGAATCCGTGAATGTTGCCTTGTGCGCTCCGGCACCGAGGGCAAGTGAAACGCTCCCGGCTTTCATGTTTTGATTCGGATAAATCTTCCAGTCAAGTCCGGTCGATGTCTTGCCGAGGTTGAAGATGATGCAGGTCGCGCTGCCGCGTACGATGCCGTTGAAGAACCGTTTTCCCGTGACTGCGTATTCGTCGCCGGTAGCGTACTTCTTTTGCGTTGTCTCGGTGTTAACGACATACCCGGACAGCATTGCGCCTTCCTGCAGCATGAGGTCGGTGAACCAGACGGTTCCAGTGCAGTTGGCGACCATCAGCTTGACAGTGACGCTGACAACTCGTTTCTTTTCCTTCTTATCAATCGTTTCTGTAAAGCGTGTGAATATCAGCATATCAGTCACCGTCCTGCGTCCACTGAATCTCTGAAACGTGTCCCACCCAGCCGGTCGCAATGGAGCCGCCCTGCAGGAACATGTCGGTTATGTATATCGTGCCTGTGCAGTCGGTCACGCAGACGCGAATGCGGATCTTCTTGACTCGCCCGTTCTGAGGGCTGACCGCTTGTGCAACATGAGTAAAACTCGCCATAGCAGCCTCCTTAAATCAGATCGATGAACCGCGTCTCGGTCGTGCCGTCCTCATACTCGAAGGTCACCTCTACGCCGACCTGTCCGTTGTCGCCCATCTTGAGATCATCGGACGCGATCTGGCAGGAGAAGGTGTAGCTGTCGCGGTTTGCCGGAGTGACGGTCTGCGTCAGGCTTTTCGTCGTATTGAGCGCTCCTTCGCACTTGAAGGATGCCGTGCCGGATACGCCGTTTTCAGTATCGACTTCAAAACCGGAGTTCTCCCAGTAGTTGAGACCTGAATCCGCGCGGGAATTGCGCAGGTGGTTGAACGGCACGAGGTCTTTCATCTCCTGGCTGTCGACGAGGTCAGCGCCGGAGAGCATGTCCGCTGCGGCGTCCCACTGCGAGGAGGAGTCGCCGAGTTCCCTGAGTGTGGTGGACAGCTCCAGAACAGTATTCCACGGCTCGAGCAGGTTGTATTCCCGGCGGACGATGCGCGTCTTGACGCTGATGTTCAGTTCATCGTCTTTTACCGTCACGATGTCGCCGAGCTTCCAGCTTTCGTGTTCATAGCCTGTCAGCACAGACAAATCCATCGCGTTCAGCACATAGGAAATCCTCGGCGCGGCGTAATCCGCAAGCCGCATCTCGGCGTACTCCAGCATCTGATACGGATTCGTGAAGTTCGAGCAATCCAGAGTAGAAACTCTTATCTCGTTCGTGTAGGTCGTGTCCTCCACATATTCCTTGCCGTCGTTGATGGACGCGAACGTCATGCCGTCCTTGCCGTAGGCATAGAGCCGGGTGATAAGGCTCTGCGTGTCGATCACGCGCTTGATGGACTTCATGTTCTTCTTGTAGCAGAACAGCGCTCCGGAGTCCGTGCCGCTGAACGTCAGCAGGCTCACGGTCTTGTTGGCGTTGTCGAAAATCAGATCGCCGCCATGCAGGTCCTGCACTTTCCGCAGAATCGCCAGAGCGTTCTTCTCCTGACAAGTCCATGTACGCTTGGTGCGCTTATTGACGGTTCCGACCGTCCAGCCGGTGTCCTGCAGTGCGTACGCCATCGGCACGTCAGCGGTATCCGCGTTGAAGGTGATCTCGGCTTTCTTGGTCGAGAATCCAAGGTCATAGAAGGCAGCCTCGGCATACACCGAGGTAATCGCCGTTCCCTGTTCGTTTTTCTCGTCCGTAATCGTCCGAATGCGGTAGGTGTCATCGCCGACCTTGACCTGCTTCTCGTTCTCCAGATACTTGCGCTTCTCGTCCCGGAAGGGCAGGTTGAACTCGAGCGTGTCGATGCCGTTGATCTCGCCCGTGATGATCACGTCATAGGCGTTCTCAAGTACGGCTTCCGCGTTGCCGTTCAGATCGAGAACGGTCAGTAATTTCTTGTCCGCCATGCAATCACCTCCATCTGCTGCGGGCCTGTATCGTCAGTTTCTTGAATGCGGATTCGCCGGGCGTCGACAATGCGATGCTTTTTACCGTTGGCGTTGCCGATGAATCCGCTGTGGCAAGCGTCAGCCGGAACTTGATGTACTTTGCGGAATCCGACTGCACGGTGTTGTCTGCACCAAGCGCCGTCCAGTTATTCCATGTCGTGAAATCGTCCGATGTGGAAGTCTCGACCGTCACGCTTGTTCCTGTTGGTGTATCGGCTGTCAGAGTGACGTAGCATTTCCCGGTTATCCCGTATTCCACTGCGGCGGTCGTGAAATATCCGCTTGTCGCGTAGGCTCCGCTTGAGGCCTTGAGTGTGACCGCATTTTCTGTCGTCAGCCCGTCGACATCTGCCGTGGAATCCGCGGCGTTGCAAGTGAGGGATTCCTGAAACCAGAGCGCGATGTCATCTGCAGTCAGGCTGGAATCGCAGCTGAGGAACCAGTCGTCGAAATTCCCGGCGTACCAGTAGGTGTCAGCGTGCATTCCCCAGATGAGGTCTGCTGTGCAGGAGCGGTTGAGTTCTCCCGTGAAGCTGACCGCGTCGGATACCCATACCTCGCCGGAACTTCTGCTGCCAAGCACATACTGCGCGGTCTTGTCGTCCGGTTTTATCACCGCCGCGATAAAGTACCACAGTCCGTTGGTGAGCGTGAACGACGGCGTAAAGTCCTGATCGAGGATCAGTGTTCCTGACGAGTTGTACAGCATCAGGCGCGGCTTGCCGGAATGCAGCGACAGGTAGAATATCGGGTTGCCGCTTCCCTGACGGGTGTTGAGCAGCGGGCAGAACGTGTTTCCGACTGAGTAGGTCGTGGGCATGAACCATCCGCCAACCGCTATTGTCTTTCCAATCGAGGAAAACATCGTTCCGTCGTTTGAAACCTTGAGATAGGTTTTCTCGCTGGTCGGGTTGTTGATATTCATGCGGAAAGACCTGCCGAGATGTCCCGCCTGCAATGAAGCGGTGGTTCCGCTCCATCCGCTGATAGATGCCTTCCTATCTTTTCCTGATGAATCCGCAAGGCATGTGTCCGAGTCCGGCGCGGATTCGTTGAACCGCCACAGGCCGTCTGCTCCCCAGGAATCCGGCACCTGCCCGGTGAACTTGTCCTGCGAGTTCAGTGCCTGCAGCGTGACTTCTGTGGTGCTGTCGGCTTCAATCGTGATGGTGTTCGCGCCGACCTTGAGCACCGGGAAGTTCAGGTTCTCGAGGAGCGGCAAGCCGTTTCGGAGCGTGTTGCCGTCCGCGTCTGTGACCTTTGCCGTCATCAGCGAGGAATCAATGACAAGCACCTCATTCTCCGAGAGGACGCCGTTGATCTGCAGCTGACTGCCGTTCGTGGTGATGACCGCGTTCTTGCCCTTGGCAAGGTCAGCGACAAGGGAGTAAATCGGCAGGGAGTCGGCGTTGCCGAGACTGCGGTTTATGGAAAATTCTCCTGTCTCGGTTATCTCATACGTTTCGTCATTCTCCGCGTAGGCATATGGGTCTGGACACAGGAACGTGAGGTCGAAGGTGCAGGAGTTCCGCACAGCCTTCTCGAAGGAGAATCCGCTCTCAAGCCTTGCCCGGTAGACGCGGTCCGGCTCCTTATCGAGAATCAGATCACACAAACCGATGTCCGGGTTGAGCCACGCGATAATCTCATCCTTCCGCGCGAGAAAGTCCTCGTCGGCCTTGCCCGGCGGGATGAAGCAGGAAATCTCTATCTTGCGTTCGCCGATGGTCTCGCCGAAATCGAACGAGCCCTCGCGTCCGGGAACGGTGATCGTGTTGTTCGTGAAGTCCGGCATGCGGTTTTCCTTTGTCATCCTCGTTGCCAAGCCGAAGCTCTGGCTTGTTCTGCCGTTAAATTTGAATCCCATTAGATTACCGATCCTTTCGCGCGTCTGCTGCCGACAAGCAGGGTGTTGAGCTGCTGAGAAATCTTGCGGATGTCGTCGTCGCTTCTCACGCTCATGGTTTCGATATTGATAAGCGGGCCGGAGTATCCGGCGTTCTCGCTGACGGCTTCCTTTATCATGTTCCGCAGGCTGTTGACGCCGACCACAGCTTCATCGCCAGCTTCGCCTCCGCCAAGGAGCGTGTTGCCGGACTGTCCGAATATGGTCGCGTCCTTCAAGATCATGCCGCCTTCCATCGCCTTCTTGTACCAGGAGACGGAGAAGTGCGGAATGCTCGGCGGGTTCAGACTGAACTTGCCCGAAACACTGAAGTGAGGCAGCTTGATTTTCGGCAGTTCCCAGTGAAAGTTGAACACATTCTTGAGCTTGCTCACGATCCCGGAAACAAAGCTCCAGATGCCGTTGAACACAGATGAGAAGGTGCTCTTGATGCCGTTCAGGATTCCCGACAGCGTGCTCTTGATTGCGTTGAAGACGGAGGTAATGCCGGACTTCATTGTGTTCACGACACTCATCACGGCAGATTTAATTCCGTTCCAGATTGAGGTTGCCACGGATTTCACGCCGTTGAATACGGTCGATGTGACAGTCTTTATCCCGTTCCACGCGGTCGTCACAGCGGTTTTGATGCCGTTGCAGACGGTTGTGATTACAGTCTTTATCGCATTCCATATTGTCGTGACAACAGTCTGGATTGCCGTGAGAACCGTTGTGATGACCGTCTTGTAGATATTGAAGTAGGTTGTCACCACAGCCTGAATTGCGGAGAAAATCGTGGTAAAGAATGTCTTGATTCCATTCCATACCGTCTGGATTACCGTGCTGATCGCATTCATCACCGTCGTAACCACATTCTGTATCCCGTTCCACGCGCCGGACAGGAAGCTGCTGATTCCATTCACCGCGGAAGTGAACACTCCTGAAATAGCCGTCCAGATCGTCACAAAGAAGTCCTTGATAGCAGTCCAGACGGTGACCGCGACCTCCTTGATGTTGTCCCATAGGTTGATCCAGAAGTTTCGGAAGCTCTCGCAGTTGTTCCACAGGTATATGAACGCCGCGACCAGCAGACCGATTGCCGTGATGATCAGACCTATCGGATTTGCCGCCATGGTCGCGTTGAGAGCGGTCATGCCTGTTTTCACAACATTGATGGCCGAGACTATCTTTGGCGCAAGTGTCATCAAGGCTCCGACGCCGGTCGCCATTTTGCCGACCACAATCAGCACCGGGCCGATAGCCGCGACGATTGCCGTGATGGTCAGGATCATTTTCTGTGTCGCCGGGTCCATGTCCATGATGGCGTTCATCACGCTGATGATTTTCTCCATCAGGTTCTGAAATGCCGGAGCGACCGCCTGCCCGATGGTGACCGTCAGCACGTCGAAGGTGGATTTGAGCTGTTCAATTATGCCGCCGGTGCCGCTCATCAGAGCGTTACTCATGTTCTCCGCAGAGCCGCCGCACTCATCAAGCGCGGAACGAAGGGACGATACTTCCGATGGCGAGGTCTGGATCAGCGTCAGCCACTTGGACATCTGGTTCTTGCCGAAGATATTAGCGGCTGCCTCCAGCTTTTCCTGATCGGTCAGCCCGGAGAAGGCGGAGTTCAGGTTGGCCAGCACCGTCGGCATGTCCTTGAGCGTGCCGTTCTCGTTGAAGATGGCGTAGGTCTGCCCGGTGGAAAGTCCGAGCTGATCCATTGCCGTCGCGCCTTCCTTGGCGGGAGAAGCGAGACGCGCAAGTCCTGTTTTCAGAGCGTTTGCGCCCTCGGAACCTGAAATACCGGCGTTGCCGAACACATCCGTAATCGTTGCGAGGTCCTTCACATCCCATCCGACGGTTTTGCAGATAGGACCGGCGACGGACATCGCTTCGAAAAGCTCCGATGTTGTGGTATTGGCCTGAGCCTGTGCCTTGGCAAGAACGTCGGCATAGTTTGCTGCTTCCGAGGAATCCGCGCCGAACATCTTCATGGCGTTGCCGAGTCCGGAGGTGGTTTCCGACAAATCGGTGCCAGTGCCTGCGGCGAGGTTCATGGCAGGCGTCAGCATGTCGGTCGCTTCTTTGGCGGTGAAGCCCTGACGGGCGAAGTTCAGCGTCGCGTCCGCAGCGTCCTGCATGCCATAGACGGAGTTCTTGGCGGACGTTCCGATCTGATCCCACAGGCCTTCGAAGTCCTCCGCGGAGTTTGCCGTGTCGCCCATGGTCTGCTTGACGAGGTTGAACTGCTTGTCGACGTCGCCATAAGCGGTAACGGCAGCAGTCGCGCCAGCCACAACGGGAGCGGTGAAGCCCATCGTCATCTTTGTCCCGGCGCTCGAGAGCGATTCGCCCACAGACTTGACCTTCTCGCCAGCCGCCGCTATCTTCTGCGCGGAGACGGAGCCGAAGTTCTCATATTCCTTTGTCAGGCTTTTGAGATCCTGCTCGGTTTCGACGATTTCCCTCTGGAGCGCGTCGTATTGTGACTGGCTCATGTCGCCATTAGCAAGAGCCGCATCCGCCTGCTTTGCCGCTTCCTTGAGCGCTTCGAGACGCTCCTTGGTAGCGGCGATTTCCGTCTGCAGGCCTTTCTGCTTCTGGGAGAGGAGTTCCGTGTTGCCGGGATCGAGCTTCAGGAGCTTGTTTACGTCCCGCAGGCTTTTCTGCGTGTTCGATATCTGCTTGTCGACCGACTTGAGCGATTCGGTCAGCTTGGTTGTATCGCCGCCGATCTCGACGGTGATGCCCTTGATTCTGTTCGCCATGCGGATACACCTCCCTTCAAGGCTTTACTTAGATTTATCTGAACTTTTACCCTCCGCCGGTAGCAGAAGCATGCATGAATTGTTATCCTCCAAAGAGGAGGTAGTGCATATGTATAAGACATTTGTTATCGGATACAATCCGAAAGCGCATAAGATGGCCGAGGAGATCGAGAAGAAGGCAAACGAACTCGCACGCGATGGCTACAGAGTTCTTTCGTTCTCCATTACGAACAGCGGGAAAGCCATCATTCTTGCGGACGATGGAAAGGACTCCACATCCCCCGAAGAAAAGTAAATGAAAGATTAAAAGCGATCCATCATTTCCTGTGTCGCGATTTCCGGGTAGTCCCAGTCGTCGTTGCTCATTTCGGCGTACATGTCGTTGACGGTGCCGATGGTCAGCAGGTCAAGCTCCGAGACATGCAGTCCGATCTGCACGCAGCGCAAAAGAAAGAGCGGGGTTGTCATTTCCCGCTCTGTCGCGTGAGGTTTTTTTTAGCGGAAACCTGCTGCTCCGTGTTGATTCCCCACAGTTCGATAATCTGCGGTAGCACCTCATAGATCGAGAACGTATTGAAGCTGTCGAGCCATTCCTCCGGCGTATCCGGCACATCCTTGTCGGCGTGCTTTGCCATCAGCCACGCGATATTCTCGAACAGCTCCAGACTGAACGTATCCAGATTTGAGCTCTTCGCGTCGTTCTCGCTGATGCCTTTCTGCAGCTCATTCAGGTCACGGTAGATGTCCCGGTGGAACTTGTTCCGGTAGAGCCGCGGTATAGCAGCCGATGCTCTGAAAGTCACCGGCTGCCCGTCAATTTCTATTGTCTTTGTAACCGCCATCGCTTACTCCTCCTCGGTTGAATAGCTCGTGCTTGCCTTGGCACCGGATGAGGTGCCGGAGCCTGCCGCGGTGTCGCTCGGCTCGTAGACCTTGTCGTACCAGGCGTTGTAAACGGACTCGGCTGTGTTCGTTCCGGTCTTAACCTTCACAAGCCCTGACGGCAGCGGAGAAACCGTAATCGATAGCGTATCTGTCTGCACCTCGGTCGAGTCCTCCTTGGTCTGGCCGGAAACGGAAGGGCGAGTCGCTGAGCAGTAGTACATGCAGTGGCGGATCTTGCGCTGGTCGCCGGAGAACTCGAACAGGAGCGCGAAATGCTCCGGCTCCACATCCTTGTTCTCGGCGATGACGCCGTTGGCATCCTCGGTTTCGTGCATAACGTCCGTGAGGAAGCTCTCCGGGATGAGTGCCAGCTCGAAGTCGCCGGAGTACCCGTTGTTGTTCGACACCATGTAATAAACCGTGTCGTCAGCGTAGAACGGCTCGTTGTCGCCCTCGGCGTCAAGGGAAAGACTGACCGCGCCGGGCATCGCCACAGGCGTGCCGAATGTCACCGTTCCATCCTCGGCAAGCGTCGCGATGGCGTAGTGGCAGTTCTTCAGGCCAAACTTGACCTTGTTCTTCTTATTAGCCATATTCTTTAACCTCCAATAATCTGTGTTTGGTAGAGAACCTCGTACATCTTCTCGTCCTCGATCCAGACCTCCGACTTCTCATACGGCAATTCGTGAGAGGTGAGAATGTCCTCGATTTTCGATTCAGTGTCCGGGTCCTTTTTGTCTGTGTAAAGCTCGATGTTCAGCTCGTCGACCTTCTGCCAGACCACGTTGTCCGCGAAAATGTTGTCCGTTCCCGGAAACAGGAAGCAGATGAACGGCGGGTCCGGAGACTCGCCCTCGGCAAAGTGGTCGTAGGCGACGGGAAGTCCGGCTTCCTCGAGCATGGTTACGATCTCGTCATAGTTCATAGGCGTCATCCTTTCAGTTTGGATTCAATCTCGCGCACCAGCTTCTCATTGCCTGCCTGCTCGGCAGGAGCGATATGCGGTCTTGCGGCCACACGGCCTCCGCCGCGCTTGGCGTGACCATGCTCCAGAAGGTGCGCAATCTGATAGCGGTTCCGCGAATGAACCACCATGTCGATGGAGTCCGCACTTTCGCTGACGGTCTTGACCGACCATGACTTCTTGTACTTGCCGGTACGCACAGGAGCGTTCGCCTGAATATCCTTGCGGACGGATTTCGCCGTATCCCTGACCGCATCCTTCATGTCGTCGGCGGCAAGGTCGGCGTATTCCTGCAGGCCCTTCATCACGGCGTCACGCAGGCCGTCAATTGATACCTTCTCGTTCATGTCGTTTTCTCCAATGCGCAGTTGAATTTCAGCGTGTTCTTCTTGTAGCCCATCGGGTTCACATAGGTGATGTTGTACGTTTTGCCTTCCGCGAGAATCCGGTACTTCGTGGAGACGACCTCGGCAAGCTCGGAGCACCAGCGGCAGGTGAAGTTCAGCGATTCCTCCGAGTTGATCACCTCGCCGGAAGTCTCCGAACCGTAGGAGTCCGTACCGACCGTCGCCCAGCACTTGAAGTAGTCTGTCCACGACGCCGTATGGTTTCCGTACTTGTCCGTGGTTATTTCATTCTTCTGGAATGTGACCGGCACACGCATATTGGCGATCTTCATCAAAATCCCTCCTTGCGCACGCCGAACAGAAGCGCCCGGAGCGTCAGATTCAGCTGATTGTGGTCAGCGTCCTCGCGGTGCTCGTACAGGTACGCCACGGTGTAGAGAATGGCAATGCGCATGCGGATGAGGATTTTCTCCTCGCTTGCCTCCCATTCCTCGTCAGAGTAGCGGGCGATGTCCTGAACGGTCGCGGTGGCCGATGTTATGAGATTCTGGATCAGCTCGTCCTCATCGGAAGAACTAACTCGCAGATAGGTTTTTGCTTCCTCAAGCGTTACTTCCATGAGACACCTCCAATAAAAGTGAAGCGGACACCCGTAATGGATGCCCGCCCACAACAAAGCGAAATCAATCAGCCCGCCGCCTTGACGGAAAGACCGCGCACGGCTTCCGGCAGGATCAGCTTGCCATCTACGCGCTCAGACGCGAGGAATCCGATCTGGCCGTTCGCCGCGTAGAGCTCCGACAGGCGCTTGAAGCTGCGTCCCTGACGGTCGGCAATCCAGTAATAGGAGAAGTCTCCGAACAGGATCGGCACATTTCCGGCTGCCAGCTCCGGCGCGTAGATGCTCGTGTGGTACGGACGGTTCAGGATGGTATCCGGCTGACCGGCTACGACGCTCGGCTGCCAGATGTAGTTTCCGTTGCCGTCCTTGATCTTGCGCAGCGCCTTGACGGTGGAGTCGTTCAGAATCCACACAGCGCGGTTGCGGTAGACCGAACGCAGGGAGTGGAACACGTCCATGATCTCGTCGAAGGTGATGTTCGTATTGGCAATTTCCGTAGTCGCGCCCTCAGTCGCCTTGACCTTGGTGAAGACGCCTTCCGGCTTCTTCTGGCCGTCGCCCACGAGGAATGCCTCCTCCTCGGCAGCGCCGATTCTGCGGGCAAACTCCGTGGAGATGTAGCTCTGCAGGTCGAACACCGAATCGTTCATCAGCTCCTCGGATACCTTGATCGCCGTTCCCAGCTTGTACGCGGAAAGCGTGATCTGGTCGAAGGTGTCGTCGGATTCCGGATAGAGCCCATTCTCCTCCATCCAGCTTGCCGTTCCGTGAGATGCGACAATCGGAATCGTGTGCGTTCCGCTGTCGGTCTGAATGACGTGCGCGAGACTTCTGAAGAAGTTCTCGTCGGTCAGCGCCTGCACCAGCTGATGCTCGTACTCATCCGGTACGAGGTACCCGCCGTTCGCGTCAGTGCCGACTTCGAGTACATTCTGTACGTCGTACCAGTTGCGCTTGCGGATCGAATCCCAGAAGGCGGTCTTGTACGCCTTGGAAGCAATGCCGGGCTTGTCGTCCGGTTCGTCCTTGGCACCGGGCTTGCCGGTGAGCGGTGCGGATGTCGGCGCGGAGAGCATCTTGTCGATCTGCTCCTGTCGCTGCAGGCGCTCGATGTCGTGCGTCAGATCGGTGACTTCCTTTTCCATCTTGTCGTAGGTGGCGGCGTCCTCCGCGGATACGTTGCCGCCGTTATCGGAGTGGGTGTCGAGAAAGTTCTTAGCCGCGTCCCACGCCTTGGCGCGTCTGTCCATGAGTTCCATAATCTTGGTCATAATAATTTCCTCCATTCATTAGTGGCTGAGAAGCGAGAGCCGCTTCTCAAGATCTGCGGCCTTCACAGTCGCTGTTTTCTTTTCAGGTTTACGTTTCGGTATCAGCTTCGAAAGCAGGGAGTCGGTGACGGCCTTGCGGGAGAAAAGCATCTCGATTTCCGTATCGTCGTCAGGCTCCTTGGTGTCGTCATCCGGCTCAGTGCCATCGGTGAAGAGTATCTCGTCGGCGAATCCCAGCTTCTTGGCTTCCTTCGCGTTCATCCAGGTCTCAGCGTCCATGAGCTTGCTGATCTTGTTCCGGGACAGTCCGGACTTGATCTCATAGGCGTTCATGATCGACTCCTTAACCTCGGAGAGCATGTCGATGGCCTTCTGCATTTCTTCCGAATCGCCGATCGCGATGGTCGCGGGATTATGCACCATCAGCATCGCGACAGGGCTCATGCAGACCTTCGTTCCGGCCATCGCGATGACACTTGCCGCCGAAGCCGCGAGTGCGTCGATCTTGACGGTTACGTCATACGGGTAGTCCATCAGCATGTTGTAGATCTGAGCCGCCGCGAACACATCTCCGCCGGGACTGTTGATCCAGAGCGTGATGTTGCCTTCGCCGGAGTTCAGCTCGTCCTTGAATGCCTGCGGCGTAATTTCGTCGCCGTACCAGGTTTCATCGGATATTTCCCCGTCGAGGTAGAGCGTTCGGTCTGAACCGAAGCTGTCCGGCGTTTCGTTTCTGGTCCATCGCCAGAATTTTCTTGTCATAGGGACTTCCTCCTTTCCCGGAGCCGATTATCAGACTCCGATTGTTCCTGTGATTCTGTCTGTTCTTCCTGCGTTTCATCAGGCTGTTCCTCCGTTTCTGTTGAAGCTGATGCTGCGAAGATTCCGGCATCCTCGAGCTTGGTCATGTTGCCGTTGATGAGATACAGGTCGCCGCCCTTGTTCTCCGGAATGCGGTCGAGATTTTCAAGCTCGCGTATGTCGTTTGCCGACATCCATCCGTTCTGCCTTGCAGTGGCGTAGCCGTTCATGCGGCTCTGATAGTCGCCTCTGAGCAGACCGTCCACGTTGAACTTGAAGAAGTAGTCCTTCTTCTCCTCGGGACGGAGCAGTGCTCTGCGCATCGACTGTTCCCAGCGGGATACCCACGGGTCGAGCGTGTACTTTACGAATTCCAGCGACTGCTGCTCGATATTCGAGTAGCTCGATTTATCGAGGTCACCGATCATGTGCGGCGGGATACGGAATATTCTCGCGATCTCGTCTATCTGGAACTTGCGCGTCTCAAGGAACTGCGCCTGCTCCGGGCTGATGCTGATTGGCGTGTATTTCATGCCTTCTTCGAGCACTGCGACCTTGTTGGAATTGGCAGAGCCGCCGAAGGCTGAGTTCCAGCTTTCACGGACTCGCTCCGGATCTTTGACCACGCCGGGATGCTCCAGAATGCCGCCCGGCGTCGCGCCATTGGCAAAGAACTTACTGCCGTACTCCTCGGTGGCAATGGCAAGCCCTATGGCGTTCTTGGCCATCGCAATCGGCGAGTAGCCGACTAAGCCGTCGAAGCCGAGACCGGGAATATGCAGCACATCCATCGGAGACAGCCTTACCAGACTGCCGTTCATCGTGTGCGCCTCATCGGTCGAGGTCTGGTATTCGTAATAAAGCTGGCCGTTTTCGTCGCGGTCGACCGTCATGCGGTTTGGCATCAGCGGGTAGAGAGCCACGACTTCGCCTTTGCCGTTGCGGATGATCTGCGCGTAGGCATTGCCCCAGAGGAGCAGGTGCGTCATGAGCGTCTCGCGGAACACGAAGCTCGTCATCTCCGGATTCGGCTCGTCGTGCAGCAGCTCATAAAGCGGATGGTCAATGGCTTTCTCCTTCGAGCCGTTATCGGTGTAGCGATACAAGTGCAGCGGCAGGCCCGCGATTGCTTCCGAGAGGATTCGCACGCACGAGTAGACCGCCGTCATCTGCATGGCGGAGCGTTCCGTCACAGCTTTGCCGGAAGTGGTGCCTCCGAAGAAGAAGCGGTAACTACTCCCGGCGGTTGAATCTTTGGGAGCGTCTCGTCCTCTGAACCATCTGTTGAAAATGCTCATATCAAGTCCTCCATTTGATTAAGGGCCTCCCGCAGAAGCAGGAAGCCCATGATTGCTATCAAAAACATGCATTTGTACCTCAGATAAAAAGAATTCCGCGGCTGTCATAGACAGAAGCGGTGTTATCATTGCCCATTCGTATTGCCCGGTCGAGCGCCATGATCGTGGCGATTGCGCCGTCGATCTTCTCCGTGGATTTCTCCTTGTCGGCCTTAATGTTGCCCGCCGGATCGGTTCGGATGAAGATGTTGTCCATCATCCAGCGGAGCACCGGATGGCCTCCATGTGCTATTCGTTTCTCCAAGACCAGCTTCATCAGCTCCTTGGTCGGCGGAGACATGTCCTTGAAGCCCTGTCCGAAGGGAACGACGGTGAAGCCCATGCCCTCGAGATTCTGCACCATCTGGACGGCTCCCCAGCGGTCGAATGCGATCTCGCGGATGTTGAACCGTTCGCCGAGGTTCTCGATGAACTTTTCGATGTATCCGTAGTGGATGACATTGCCCTCGGTCGTTTCGAGGACGCCTTGTTTCTGCCAGAGGTCGTAGGGAACGTGATCGCGCCGGACGCGCAAATCCAATGTGTCCTCCGGCACCCAGAAGTATGGGAGAACCACATATTTGTCGTCCTCATCCTGCGGCGGGAAGACCAGCACGAACGCTGTAATATCCGTCGTGGATGACAGGTCGAGTCCGCCGTAGCAGACGCGGCCTTCCAAATCGTCCTCATTCACCGGGAATGCGCAGGCATCCCATTTGTCCATTGGCATCCACCTGACAGACTGTTTCACCCACTGGTTCAGGCGAAGCTGCCGGAATGCGTTCTCTTCGCCGGGATTCTGCTTTGCCGACTCACACGCGGCCTTGACCTTGTCGATGCCGACCGTGATGCCGAGGCTCGGATTGGCTTTCTTCCAGACCTTCGGGTCCGTCCAGTCCTCGGATTCATCGGCACCGAAGATAACCGGGTAGAAAGTCGGATCATGCTTGCGCCCGTTCATGATGTCAAGCGCCTTCTGGTGCTGCTCATAGCAGATCGAGTTCGTGTCGTTTCCGGCGGTCGTGATCAGGAAGAACAGCGGCTGCATCCGAGCATCGCCGCTTCCTTTTGTCATGACGTCAAACAGCTTCCGGTTCGGCTGCGTGTGCAGCTCGTCAAAGATCACGCCATGCGTATTGAATCCGTGCTTGTTTGCGACGTCGGCGGAGAGCACCTGGTAGAAGCTGTGCGTCGGAAGGTATTCGAGCCGCTTCTGCGATTCGAGAATCTTCACGCGCTTACTGAGTGCCGGGCAGAAGCGCACCATATCGACCGCCACGTCAAAGACGATCTTTGCCTGATTCCGGTCAGCAGCACAGCCGTAGACTTCAGCGCGTTCCTCACCATCGCCGCAGGTGAGCAGCAGCGCGATTGCCGCGGCAAGCTCACTCTTGCCTTGTTTCTTTGGGATCTCCACGTAGGCGGTGTTGAATTGCCGGTAGCCGTTCTCCTTGATCACGCCGAACAGATCGCGCACGATCTGCTCCTGCCAGTCGATCAGCTCGAACGGCTTTCCCGCCCATGTGCCTTTGGTGTGGCAGAGCTGCTCGATAAAGAGGCAGGCGTAATCAGCAAGATTCTGATCATAATGGGAGGTTTTCTCCATAAAGCGCGTGACCTTGTATTTCTTCAGCTTTCGCATTGCCATGGAGCATTCCTCCTTCCTAATGGCATAAAAATAACCGCATCGCTGCGGTTTCTATCGGTACGAGAGCGAGAGCCCGTCAAGGCTCTGCTTTCGGAATATTCAAATTCAGGTGTTGCTTAGTTGTACTGCTTCATGAGCACCGCGTAGGCGAGCTGGCTGGCTTCGTCCTCGGGCTCGATGTCCCATCCGCGATCGTAGTTGAGTGTTACCTTGCCGTCGACGCGAAGCTCCATCTTGGAAATGCGTCCGCCATCGATTCCGTAGTCCTCGGAAGGTTCCGGGTAATGCTTCACCCAATATTTAACGACCGTTCCTTCGATGAGCAGTGATCCTTTTTCCCACATTGTCTTGTCCTCCGTTTGCTCTGGTTTTCCCTTTCGGTGTGTACATATATCACTCTGATCAGCTTTGATAGCAAGTCATTTCGAGGAATATATGTGACAATTTTTCGGGTTAATCCGGGAGGCCGGATTGTGTAGTTTACAACTGGAATTCGATGCCGTTTTTGCGTTCCGGCTCTTTCGAACCGAAGCGGTGGTCGTCGGCTCTCGTGACTGTCTTGAGCCCGGTCATCTTGCAGCCGAGGCTTGTCAGTCCGTAGATGCCGTCCATCAGGCCGGTGCTCTCATCGGTTACCACAATCGCGGTGATTCCGGCTTTGCGGAGCGTGTCAACGAAGTCGCTGAGCTCGTAATCCCAAGGGAGATCGTCGACCTCGAATGCGTCCGCGCCGTTCCGAAGGCTCCGGTCGTATTCGCAGAGCGCCTTGTTCTGTCCGGCGGTGAAGGGGTAAGGGAACTCCTTCTTTTCGCGTTCGTCAAAGGCTTTCACGCCGTCCCAGTCGTCGGCTTCCTTCATGGCTTCGCGGTCCTTTTCGCGGATGGCCTGTGCCTCGTTGTAGGCGATTGCGGTGTCTCTCATCTGCTCGAAGTAGGTGTTCTTTTTCATCGTGTGTTCCTCCTGATTTTCGCTTGTTTGCTTGGTTTTCTGTGCCTTTCGGCATGTGTATATATCACTCTGTTCGGCACATATAGCAAGTCAATTTGGCCAGATAAATTGATAAATATCTGTGTCCAGAATCAGGATTCTTTCGTTTCACCGGTCATGATGAAATGCACATATTCTTTCCTGTGTTTTTCGATGAAAAGCACCAGCTCGTAGTAGTTCCGGTCAAAGGCCAGCCGCTGCACGTAGGGCAGGTCGAACATATTGCAAAGGCCGGTGTCGCGGATCGAGAGGATCTGCTCCTTGATTTTCTCATCCATGTCAGTCCACCACCTTCCGCACAATGTCTTCGCCGTAGATGACGTTCAGTCCGCTGCCGTTGTCCCAGTGGACCAGCATGCTTCCGGTGTCGTCGATGCCGTAGACCGTGCCGCGGGTTCCGGCAGGAGGAGCCTGAATGTCGTCCATCTGGACCAGCTCCACGCGGGTACCGTTCGGATATTGTTTGTGCAGCTGTTCGAGCTGTTCCGGTCTGATCATCCTCATCCCTGCACCTCCTCGGTAGCTTCCTCAGTGGTTTCCTTCTTGGGTGCGCCGTTCTTCCAGCTGGAGTTGCCCTCGAGGTTCCGGAGCAGGATCTTGCGTTCCTGCTTGTATTCCGCGCCGATGAATCCGAGGCGGAGGAGGAAGCAGCGGAATGCGTATTTCTCGTTGGCGACCGGCGTCTCGGTGCTACTTGCTCTTTTCAGTTCCTTGGAGAGCTTGCAGAGCTGGGCGATGAACATCGTGTAGGCTCTGGTTTCGTCCGGTGTCGGCAGTTCCGGGAACCATGGGAATGCGATGCGGTCTTCCTTGATTTCGAACCGCAGGTCGTCAATCCCGAGTGCCTTCTTGATCAGGCTGCCTTTGGCTTCGAGAATGTTGGTCAGCGTTCCGACCGCGACCTTGTCGAGCGGAATCTCGACCGTCAGGCCAGTTTCCTCGGCCTCTGGCGCGGTTTCGTCTGCCTCTGCGGGTTCTTCCTTGGCTTCCGATTCCGCTGTTTCCTGTGACTCCGGTTCGAATCCCGCGTCTGCGATGGCTTCGAGAACCGTCTCGACTTCCTCGCTGTCCGCCATGTCGTCGAACTCGAGTGCACCGTCCTTGGTGACGGTGAAGTAGTCGATCTGGTAATTGCAGGTCGGCATCTTCATGTACTCGGCCTTCGCGCCGGTAGTATCGGCGATAACCCTGACCAGTTCCTTCCTTTGTGCTCCTGTTACGTTGTAGTTGATTCGCATGTGTTTTACCTCCGTTTAATGTGGTTTTCTGCCGTAGGTCCTGTGCCTTTCGGCATGTCTATACATCACTCTGAACGGCTGTAATAGCAAGCGAATAAGCGATATTTCTCAGGTAGAAATTCTTCCGATTATGCGGGCTTAAAACTGTGCTTAGTACACAAAGGAATCATTTGCCGTCGGGCAGCTCGACCTCCTTAACAAGGTCGGAATAGAGGAGCTTTTTGCCGTCGCGTATGACATACACATTTTCGGAATCGCCGGTATCCTCGACGTAGCGCCGGAGGATGACGGAGGCGTATTTCGGATCAAGCTCACACATGTAGCAGGTGCGGTTCAGCTGCTCACAGGCCATAAGTGTCGAGCCAGAGCCGCCGAAGGTGTCGATGATGATGGCGTTCTCCTGCGTTGAGTTCTGGATCGGATAGCCGAGCAGATCCAGTGGCTTGCTGGTCGGATGGTCATTGTTGCGCTTTGGCTTGTCGAAATTCCATATGGTAGTTTCGGCGCGTCCGGCGTACCATGGGTGCTTGCCGTTCTGGAGGAATCCGTAGAGCACGGGCTCGTGCTGCCACTGGTAGTCCGAGCGACCGAGCACGAGGCTGTTCTTTACCCAGATACACACACCGGCAAGGTGAAAGCCTGCGTCGACGAACGCCCGGCGGAATGTCAGGCCCTCGGTGTCGGCGTGGAAGCAGTAGGCCGCGCCGCCTTTTTCGAGGTGATCGGCCATGTTCTTGAATGCCGCGAGCAGGAAATTGTAGAATTCCTCGCCCTTGAGACTGTCGTTCTGGATGGTGAGTCCGTCGGATGCTTTGAAGGAGACGCCATAAGGCGGGTCCGTCAGTACGAGGTTGGCGCGTTTGCCGTCCATGAGTGTATCTACATCTTTCGGATTTGTGGCATCGCCGCACAGCAGCCTGTGCCTGCCGACTGTCCAGAGATCTCCGGTCTCCACGAAGGAGGCCTTCTCCAGTGCAGCGGTCAGATCGAAGTCGTCATCCTCGACGTCCTTATCGGATTCTCCGTTCAGCAGCTTCTCCAGCTCCTTGTCGTCAAAGCCGAGCAGAGACAGATCAAATGCGTTCTCCTGAAGATCCGCCAGTTCGACGGACAGCATTTCTTCGTCCCATCCGGCGTTGAGCGCCAGCTGATTGTCAGCGAGGATGTAGGCGCGTTTCTGCGCGTCGGTCAGATCCTCGGCGAATACACAGGGAACGGTTTTGTAGCCTTCCTCGCGGGCGGCAGCGATTCTGCCGTGGCCGACGAGGATGTTGTAGTTGTTATCAATCACAGCAGGAGAAACGAATCCGAACTCCCGGAGGGAGGAGCGTAGCTGTGCAATCTGTTCTTTACTATGTGTCCGGGCATTCCGGGCGTAAGGCACCAGCTTGTCGATTGGCACCTGTTCAAGTCTTTGCGTGTTCATTTACATTCCCTTTCTCGCTCTCAGCAGGCGTTCCATCACGTCGTCCTGCGGATTCGTGCCGCCGTACTCTGCGGAACAGTTTTCTTTCACGATCTGGAAGATCTCGTCCCACAGGCGGTTTGCCTGATTCATGTAGTTGATTCCGATGTTGATGAACGGCGACGGGATAGGCTTCCCGGTTGTCGGATGCTTGGAGAGGTATCCGAGCTTGGTCGTCATTTCTTCGCACTGAATCCATCTCGCCGAGCACATCGCGTAGCGCTCCAGCAGCTGAGGCGACACGGCCTTGGCTACGCCGAGCTTGTCAAGCCATTCCCAGGTCTCGCGGTAGATGTCGGCGGCCTCCAGAGTGGAGCCGTCATGCTGCCGGGCCGATAAGAACTCGTGCGGCTCCGGCATGTCCTCGCCCTCGGTGTCCGGGATGTCGAGCACCTCGAGCTTTCGTCCGCCCGGATTCCCGTTCTCGTACTTCTCCTTGACGGCGGTTTTCTTCCGGCCAGCGCCGGGACGTCTGCCGCCGCGACCGCCAGTGTTATTCGATTTTGTGGGCAT